GTGATAGTTGAAGCCGTCGAAGGTGCAGTACGAGGCCATGGAGTTGACCGCGACAACATCAGCCCCATCGCTGGTCGTCACACCCTCGCACATCAGCGCACCCGCGCCTGTGCCCCCCGTGAAGCCGCAGCGGACGAAGTCGAATTGGGGGCGGAAGCCACCGGACGCGCGAAGGTAGAACGGGGCACCGCCTTGCACGCCAGTGAAGCGCAGGCCCTCGACGTAAGCCCGGATGTTCTTCGTCATGGTCGCCAGCACGCCCGGCGAATTGGCCGCGGTGGCGTTCTGCGCAAACACGCTGCTGTCCGGCGCACGGTTGTTGAACAGGCGCACGAATAGCGTGCCCGCGGGGTTGCGGTAGCTGACGCCCTGGGAATAGGCCGCACTTGCCCCGCCGTCCGTGGCGTTGGCGAAAAGCGCGTATTGCGCATTGATCTCAGGGAAGGGGTTGGCCGTGTCGGCAGGCGTCGCCAGCAGCGGGGTCAGCATCCGAGGACAAGCCATCCGGTCCATGTTAGCGAAATCGTAGAGCCGGGTCGCAACATTGGTGGACTGGTAGATATTCGGATCGCTGGTGGCCGTGAAAGTGCCCAGCGTCCGATTGGGCACGCTGTAGGCCACGCCGCCGGCCACCGAGGGCTCGAAGATCGCATCTTGCAGAACATCGGTGGCGCGCCATGCCGCGCCCCAAGTGGTGGTGCCGTCCGTCTGGGTGTCGGTGTCGAGATACAGGATCGGCGTGGTACCGGGCAAGGCAGCTTCGTAATTGATCTTGTAGGCCGCCAAAGACTTGTTGCCTGCGTCCACCGCCTTGCGCAACGAACGGAAAGCCGTGGCGGGGGTGAGCCCATCGTTCGCGTTGTTGCCGGCGTTGCGGACGTAAAAGGTGGTGACAGGCGCGATCGCTGCCTTGCGCGCTGCCTCGCTATAGTCGGTGGTGAACGTCGAGCCGACACCGGATCCTATGCGGGAGATAACGGGGACGTATGGCCCGCTGAACGTGTAGCCGGCGGGCTGTGCGACGGTCACGCCGGGCGTGGGCGTCGGGGTCGGCGTGCCACCGATACCTCCACCACCGAACGAGGCCATGATCGCCTCACCATCCAGCCCGGATTGCCGGCCACCGTAGGAGGCGTTGATTAGCGCGCGGTCGCCCATGGCTAGCTGATCCTGTAGACGGAGACGGGAATGGAGTACGTGGCGCCAATGCCAAGCAGTGGCGTATAGTAGCCGATGCTCACCTGCCCCGCGGTCGCGGCGGGATAGGCGTTAACAGCCTCGCAGCCGGCGGTAGGTGTGCCATTGGGTATCAAGACGAGTTTGTTAGCGTCCGCAGAGGTGACGCCGGTAAGCGGAAAGTCCTTGCGCTTCATGCCGACCGCCAGCGACAGCAGCAGCGTTTCAGCCACGGACACGTTGCCAATGAACGTCAGTGTGCCGCCCTGTAGGGGGTGAACGTGATCTTCGTGCGCCGCATTTGCTGAAGTGCCTGCGGCAGCGGTGCCGGGGGCCTTGGGCGTGGCAATACCGAGCGGGGTGGCGGAGGCATTCGATCCGGCCGGTCCCGTCGCTCCGATTGCTCCAGCAGTGCCGGTATCGCCTTTCACGCCAGCAGCGCCAGCGTCACCCTTCGGCCCTTTCGGCCCGTATCCCGGCGAACGGACGCCCATTACGCGCCCGATCCATAGATCATGACGAGCCGGGTGCGCTGGCCAGCAAAGAGCCACGCCCCATTCGCATCGGTGACCGCGAAATTGGGCTCGCTGTCCGCCTGCGCCGCGATCCACTGAGGCATCTGCGTGCGCCCGATGTAGGACTGACCCGGCCCGATATAGTGCGCCGCGCCGCGGAGATCCGCCGGCATGACGCTAGCTGTGCCAACCCAGCCGGCATACCAGACCCAGAACGGGTTGGGATTGTGCATCAGGAAGGTGGTAACACCCTTACCTGCCATGGATGGGATGGCGGTCGCCTGAGGCGATAGGCCCACCGGAATGACGACCGGCGCCACATCGAGGTTGCGCCGAAATGGCAGGATCAGCGTGTCCATCACTGCTTCACCCAGCCGCTATCGGTGGCCAGCACGCCGCCCTGATAGGTGTAGGTACGGACCCACGTCCCGGTCGCGTCGGACACGGTGTCGGTGACGAGGTTGCCCGAGGTGTCGTAGGTGAAGATATGCGGACGATAGGTCGGCACGATCCCGCCGTTCGTGTCCAGCTCAACGATCGTCGCGGTCAGTACGCCAGAAGGTGCGTTATCGCCCGAACTAATGATAAGGCGCCCGCGCTGATCGACCTGCGCCGGGACCTGCTGGCCCTCCGCAAGGACCGGCAACAGCTTCGTGAAGATGCCAAACTCGGACATTCTCACCCCTCACATGATGAAGTGATTGACGCGGAGATGGCGGTATTCGTCGCTGTTGAGCAGGCGCTTGACAGCGGGGGCGTGGTTCTTGTCCCAGTACCGGACCCCGTGCTTCGTCAGCCATTCCATCAGGACGATCGCCGGGATCTTGGCCGCATGCCACATGTCGGAGCGCCTATCGAAGCCCTCCGCCTGGCTCTCCTTGTTCTGATCGAGGATGGGAGACGCGTCCTGCTCATAGCGCAGGTTCCACGTACCCCCATCCTCGTCAGACGACGAGAACCACGTCTTCAGCCCCGTGGTGGGGTTGAAGTCGAGGAGCCGTTCATCAGACACGCTTGATCTTGCCCTTCAGCGCGTCGGTGTTGGCGATGTCCTTCGACACCTTGGTACGGTCGCCCTTCGCCAGCGTGCGGCCGTCGCCCAGGTGCACGGGCTCGTCGGACAGGCCCTCCACCTCGGTATCGCCATCTTCCATCGGGACCCGCTTCGAGACCTTGGTGTCGCTATCGACCACGGTATTCGTGATCTCCAGCTGCGAGCGCTGGCCGTGGGGGTTCGGATTGGTGTCGGTGGGCGACAGCGGGTGTTCGACGATCGTCTCGCCAGCGGGGAAGGTGCCATCGCTTTCCTCTGTCTTGAGCCCCAGCGCGGCGGCCTGCTTGCCGGCCTCGCTGGTGTTCGGATATGCCTCCACGTCATCCACCGGCTCACCGAGCGGGTTGGCGGGCGGCAGGTCGGTGACGGGAAACTCGTCCCTGCCCTGCGAATTGCCGACTTCCGGGTCGGCTGCGAGGTCGTGCTTGGTCGGCTTGCGTGCCATATCGGCTCTCCTGCTTGCGAGGATTACGTGAGATCAGCGATCACGGCGGACGCGCCGTCGTTGCGGCACACCAGCGTCTGCTCGGTGTACATCGCGTCGCGATCAGCGAGGCCCGTCACCGCCAGCTTGCGGCGCTGCATCGGGTCCAGCGTGGCGATGGCCCACATGTCCGGATCGATGATGAGCGCGTCCCGGGCGGAGCAGAAGCGATCGGGCACGAACTGAAGCTCGCCCACGTCACTGACGTAGATGTCCGCGCCGGCGATGATCGTGATCTTCTTGTCGCCGCTCTCGCGCCGCTGCTGCGCCAGGCCTGCGAACGTCGCCGCGATCTGCTTCTGGCCCAGCGAGGTGATGACCAGCGAAGGTTCGCCACCGGCATTCCATGCCGCCGCGATAGCCGACTTCAGCAGCGCCTCGGTATAGGCCCGCTGCGTGCCGTTCGTGGCCGCCGCCACCGGATAGCCGGTCGTGCCGCCCGAAAGCGTCGGGTTGACGCCACCGGCGCCGCGCGAGGCATTGGTGCGCATGTAGGCGAGCGCGCCTGCCGACTGGCCAGCGGTGCCGGAAGCGGGCGGGACCGCCGCGTAGTTGCCCGTGTAGCGAGCCTCCATGTCGCGCTTCAGCTCCTTGCCGGCCTTGGCGAGCTGATAGTTGTGCTCGTCCGAACGCCCGGCGGCCTTGACCGCGCGCTGCGTCGTGGAGGTGCCGACGACCTTGGTGAAGATCTGCGTGTAATCGCCCAGCCGGGTCGTGGAGGGGCGGTTCTCGTTCGCCAGATCATCGCCCTGGATGGCCGCGTTGTTGGCGTTAGCGGACACCAGCGCGTCGGTCTGCCACTCGTGGTACACGGCGCCGGCGCTCTCGCGGCCGATCGCGGTCACGAACGGCGTCTCGGTGGGCGAGATGTTGTAGATGATGTCCGACAGGTCCTCGCGGTTGCCCACGCGGGTCACCGTCTGGATGGTGTTCGAAGGTACTGCCATGGTCCGTCCCCGATGTCAGGCGGGGCCGCGGCCTCTCACCTGAGATTTCCGAAGGCCGCGGCGGCGTCGCGAACGTCGCCCGATTTCCGCAGCCGGCTCATCGAATCATTCAGCCCCTGCGCCCTGGCTGCGCCCTTCTGCGGCGCACTTCCCGGCGTCTGGACTCGCGGCTTCAGCTTGGCGGCGCGGACGTTTTCCATCCGGGATGCCTGGAGCTTGCGCCACTTGTCGGCATCGTCCTTCCAGTCGGCGATCTTCCGGAGCGCGATGTGATCGACGGCGTCTGCGTCGTTCATTCGCTCTCCGTATCCGAGTTCCAGAGCGAGGGGTTCGAGCTTGCCGATGACGGCCTGCCGCTTGCCCTGATCCGTCCACTCTTCGCCCCAGGCTTCCGACATCGCGCTGTTGAACTCGCGCGCGGCCTGCTGGTGCTGATGCTGCTGGATGGCGTCTGCCTGTTGACGTGCCTGCTGGGCCTGCTGCGCGAGATAGTTGCGCTGGGCGGTGGCCTGCTCGTACGCCTCGAACTGCTCTGCGTAAGCCTGCGGGTTCGTGCCCAAGAGGGCAGGAGACGGCCGCTGGGGCTCGAACGCCGCAGCATATTGTGCCAGTTGATCCGCATACGTGCGGTGCAGGTCGGCAGTCTGCGTGGTCACGGCCTCCACCTGCTTGCGCGCGGTGGCGGCCTCGTTCATCCGGGCGTTGATGACCTTCTCGCGTGCGCTCTCCCGGTCAGCGACAACGCGCTGGGCCTCGGGGGGGAGGCTCGCGAAGACCTTCTTGGCCTCGGCATCCCAACTTGCGGGCGGATCGATGGCCGGCGCTGCCGGTTCGTCTTCCTGCTCGTCAGTATCGTCCGGCTCATCACCGTCCGCACCCGACACATCTTCCTGATCGTCCGGCTCGTCAACGTCCGGATTAGGGCCATCATGCGCCTCGTCTTCGTCACGCCGGGGCTCTTCGGGCGCGTCGATCCGGGCGAAGGCCGCCATCGCGTCGTCCATGCTGGTGTCGGGGCTGCTGGCCATCAGAACTGCTCCATCTCAAGCGACGAGGTGTTGAGGGCGTCGTCAAGCAGATCGCGGAGGGCGGCGGCTTCGTCGCGGTCCAGGGGGAGGCGAGCCGAGATGCCGTATTTCTCCATACGGATCTCAACGGGGCTGGGCGCGTCGCCGGTCTTCTCCACACCGAAATCGACACCGGACAAGGTGAACTTCATCTCTACGCTCCTGTTGCCCAACGGCGCTTGTAATCGGGGATGGCGGCCTGCGCGTCCGCGGCTTCCTGCGCGGATTGCTGCACCTTGCCGGTGGCGATGATCCGCTGCACGCCGGTGTCGAGATTGGCGATCTGCTTGGCGGCGATCGCGAGGTTCGCCAGCTTGGCCACCTCCCAAGGCTCACAAGCCGACATCCGCTGGAAATACGCCGCGCGCATCTCCGCCATCATGTCGCGAAGCCCGCCGTCTTCCTCGTAGAAGGCCTGCCAGCGGTTCTTGCGGCGGATGGGATCCTCGTCGGTCACTTATCCAGATCCCCACCAGGTCGGTTCACGCTCATCCGCGCTTTCTCCATGCCCTGCTCATGGCTGTGGTCAGCCCGGACGCGGTCCATTTCGACCTGATGCGCGAACTGCGCCTGAGCGAGATCCCATTCCTGCGCAGCCTTCTGCGATGCCAAACCGGCTTCGAATTCAGCCTTCTCGCGGGCAAGCTGCTGATCCAAGGCCGCGCGCTCGGCATCGAAACGGATCTTCTGTTCGCCCTGCTGCTGGGTGATCTGAAGCTTGGCCGCGGCCTCCTGCTGCGCGAGCGCGATCTGCTGTTGCGACTGCTGCGCGTCCATCTGCGCGCGCTGCTGCGCCAGTTGCGCATCAGCCTGCACCTTGGCCATCGCCGGATCGGGCTGCTGCCCCTTGGCCTGCTGGGCGCGCTGGCCTTCCTCGCTTTCCGGATCCAGCCAGAAGTCGTCGGGCGTGTTGAAGCCCGCATCCCGCACGAACCCGATCGCGTTGTTGTACATGCGCTTGGCGTCCACGATCGGGAGGCCGTTCTGGAGCGCTTCGGCCTGCATCGAGCCGATCTGCGAGCGGTACATGATCCGCTGATCCTTGCTGCCGGACCCAAGGCCGACGTGCACGACGAGGTTCACATCCTCGTCCCAAGCGCCCGGATCGACGCGGCGGTAGGAGCCCTCCACCTTGATCGCCATCGGGTGGCCGTTGGCACGCATCAGCCGATACTTCTTGGCCCCGAGCCGAGCCATCGCCTCGCCAAAGTTGCGGGCCACGAACTCGGGCAGCTGGTCGCCGCGGTCGAGGATCTGACGCTGGCCGGAGGCCGTATCCCCCAGCGCATCCTTGTCGAGGCCCTGGTTCAGCTTGGTGATGCCGGTCCGCGTCTCGCGCTGGCCCTGCATGAATTCGAGCATGCCGAGCGACTTCTGGATGTCGAAGGCGTCGTTCAGCTTCTGCGGGGGCAGAGCGCCCTTGCCGCGGACGATTCCGCCAGGAACGACGTTCAACAGGTCATCGATCGTGTTCTCGTTGACCGCCTCGTCCGGCAGCCACGTCCGCGGGCTGTTGGTGAGATACACGCCATCCAAGGCCTGCCGCAGCAGCACAGAGTTGATGCGCTGGATGTCCATCGTCTTCTCGGCCAGCGAGTTGCCGACCAGTCGATGCGCACGCGGAAAGGGGGTCCAGACGACGAACGGGGCCTCGTCCACCTCGTTCATGTCGAGGATCACGTCCCCGACGCGGAAAATCTGCCACAACTCGGCTACGCCATCATCATCGATGTCGAGCCGGGCGTATTCTTCCAGCAGCATGACCTCGCGCATCGCCGGCGCGTTCTGGAAGGCCTGCATGTTGTCATCGCCCCAGCGCGCCTGGCTGCGGACATCATCGAACTCGGCCACCCCGTCGTCCTTGGGCAGCCCCTCCACCGTTTCGCGGTCGAAGCCCATCTCGATCAGATCGGACAGCGTCTTGCGAGCGCGGTGGGCCAGATACTTGGCGCTATCCTCGTCTTTGGTCCGCGGCGGGAAGATGAATTCCTCGCTCGGGATGGGATAGTCGAGGTAGCGTTTCACCTCCTGCCACGTCGCGGTCTGCACGTCGTAGCTGCCGTCGCCGCGATCGGTCACGTTGGTGAGGGGCGCGCCTTCCTGGTGCAACAGCGCCAACTCGTCCGCGCTGACCGTGCCGCTCTCGCGCTTGCGCTTCCGCTCGGTCACGCACGCCGTCTTGATGACACCGATCTTCTCGATCAGACCGGATTGGAGCCAGTCGAGCAGGATCCGATAGCCGTTCTGCCGGCGCATGAAGATGTGGTTGACCGCGGCCGTGGCGTCATCGGCCTGCTTATCGCGGGCCTTTTCCCAACGGCGCATTTCTGCACGGGCCGCGTCATACGCCTGCTTCTCGCCATGGTAGCGCGCCAGCGCCTGCGCCATCTCGGGGGTCGGCTGTTGACCCTCCGGCATCTGCGGCATGGCATCGGGCTCGTCCGGAACCTCGGGTGCCTGATCGGTGTCGCCAGCCTCGAACTCGAACGCACGGCGCGTGCTGGCGACGGTCCGCAGCACGCTGATGAGCATGTAATCCGTGACTTCCGCAACGTCGGGCACGATGACCTGACTGCGGCCCGGCGTCTCATCGCCGAACGGCTCGGCATCGTAGAAATCGATGGCCGCTGCCTGCTCTCCCGCCAGCACGGTGTCGCGGAAGCTGACGCTGGCCCGCTCCTGCTCACGGAGGATGGAAACGATCTCTTCGTCCGAGAGGCCCCGGCGCTCGGGGGCGGGCTCTTCCCAGCCGTTGAGGGCGTGGTCGATCGCGGTGGCCATCAGCGGGTGCCCCAAACCGCGATAGCCCACCATGCAATTTTGCAGGCTACATGAATTGCTTGGTCGGTGTCGAAGCCGATCTTGCCGCAGCACTTTGCGTCATCAGTCGCGGCATGGATAATAAACTCAGCCACGCCCAGCCACCAGATGCCGGTCACCAGGGCCACGACGCCCGCGTGGATCGCGGCGTGCGGGAATAGCCCATGATACCAAGGCACGCCCGGCAGCGGAGACAGGCGGTTCTTAGCTTTCGCCAAGAAATCGCCCTGTAGCGGGTAATCTGCAAGCGCGTGGCCCGCGAGCAACAGCAGGAGCATCATCGGAGCGTTCATCAGCTCGGCTCACTCACAAGCCGCGCCAGCATCTTCACCGGGAAGCTGATCCCCGAACCCGCCGGGCCGGAGCCCAGCATCTGCCGCTCACCCTGAGCCGGGAGTGCGTAGAGCGTCCACATGCCGCCGATCAATTCGGCGGTTAGGGACAGGGTTGCTTCGGGTTCGGGCTGTGTGGCCATCCCAGCCGTTTTGGCGTGTCAAGCCTCTTTGACTAGGGCCAACAACGATGGGCTGGGAGCGCAATAGCCGAAAATGGCCACTAAAGGCCGATAATTAAGGCCGGTAATTATGCCTTTGAAAACGCTCAGGATTTATTGGGAGGCCGGTAAAGGCCGGTAATTGGCTTTCGGCCGCCGCCTCTGGATTTTCGGCATATTGCGCCACCTCCGAAAGGGTGACGCGGCGCAGGGTGGCGCAAGCGCGCATCTGTTATGTTTCATAGCAATGGGTGTCACTGGTTTCTTCTTGCAATGAGCCGGTGGCGCTAATATCATCCGCGGTGTTGGTGTTGACGTAAATTGCGGGGGTCGGAACGTTGCAGTCGTTCCGGCCCTTTCGCGTCTCAGGGGCTAAACTAGATGGCACCCCGCTTGAGGATATCCGCTTCAATAGCAGCGAGGAAGTCTCGGGCGAACTCCCCCACGTCGTCGTAATCCGCCGCGTTGGGTCCAGACGCCGGGCTGTCATGCGCAGGACATTCTCGCGGCGCATTTTTCAAGTAGATGTCATCTAGCAATGCGCGGATTTGTTCGCTGTCCATCTCACCCTCCTACACCACCCCACGCAGATTGTACGCGATCTTCCGAGCCTGCTGCGGCGGCTCATACGCCACCGCCGCCAACCCAAACGCATCCGCGCCATGGCTAGACCAGTCGTGCGCCGGCCCCAAGCCGATGTTGCGCTTCTCGTCGCGCTTCTCGTGATACCATCCCAGCGCCTTGAGCCCTGACGAGCATCGATCCGCATCGAAGTGCATGGACGGGAAAAGCCGCCGGGCGGCCTCGATCCGCTGCATCGCCGCACCCGCGCCCTGGTTCGGCACCACGCGCACACTGAACCCCGCCGCAGTCAGCGCGCCTTCGTAGGTCGTCTGCTGTATCTTGTCGTGCTGGGCGCCATCGTGCGGCAGGACGCACAGCGCCTTCTCATAGCCGGACGACCGCAGCCACTGAACGTGCGTGGCGAGCGGCTGCCCGACCGCCTCGTAATAGTCGAGGAAGCGGATTTCGCGGCCGATGTACTGGACGATCCAGATCGCCGTCGCGTCCGCCTTGGCGCCGGTGCCGCCGATGTCCCATACCGCGCGGGTCGTCATCAGCGGGTCAGGCGCCACGTTGCCGATGCGCTTGGCCGCGCGGGCTGCGTTGATCGCCTCCGCGTAATAGGCCCCCTCCAGCGCGGTCAGGTATTCGCCCTCCCAGATATGCCCGTAGAGGTGCGGTCGCTCTACCATGTCCTTCTGCCGCTGCCGCTCGAGGATCGCCGGGAACCACGGGTTGTCCTTGTAATTCATCTCCACGATCTTGGTCCGCGGGTCGGTCGAGTTGCGGAAGCGCTTGTTGGTCGCGCTCGTCTCAAGCTCCGGGTTCCACGTCACCCACAGTTCGCTGTCCTCTTCGCGCAGCGTCGGGATCAGCTTCACCCAAGCTGCCTCGATCACGTTCTCCGCTTCCTCGATCCATGCCAGCAGGATGCGCGAGGTGGACTTGATGCTGTCGATGTTACGATCGAGGCCGGTGAACATGTACTTGATCCGCCCGCTCTTGGTGCGAATGTACGTCTCACCGATGTCGAAATGAACGGCCAGCCACGGCTCCGATCGGATCGCGGCCTTCACCTCCTCCATCGAGCTATCGGCCAGGCTGTTCATGAACTGGCGGCCGCACAGGATGATGCCCTCCCGCCCGTCGCAGTCCCACATGTAGGCACGCACCGCGGCCATCTTGGCGAAGGTCCGCGACTTGGCCGAACCCCGCCCGCCGTGTGAACCGCGCACGTCCGCCTCGCCCTCGAAGACGGGGACGAGTTTGTCGGGGATCTGTATCTTAGCCGTCTGCACCGGGCCGCACGCCTTCCAGAACGATCTTGCCGACAAACTGCACAGGCTCGCCATCTTCGCCGGTTAGCTGCATAGGCAGCACCTTGCCAACGAGGGACAGAAAAGCGGCGGGAGAGGCGGTCGCCTGCTGAGCAAGGTAATCCACCCCGCCAGCCTGATCGAGCGCCGCCAGGATCATCTCCTTGACCTGCCTCGTCATCTTGTTGGGCACACCTTTGGGGCGACCCTTTCCGGCTTGCGCCTCAAAAGCCGCAGACCGTACTTCGACCGTATTTTGCGGGTCTTCCACCTTAAGCCTCCTGTCGTCCGCTGGCGACCTGTTCCACGGCGTTCCACGGCATGGTGTTTCCGCCGCCGCACATCGCCGCCTCAAGTGCGCGCATGCTTTCCAGAAGACGCATCGCCTGAGGGATCACCTGGGCCTCTTGCGCCATCCAAGCATCAAGGTCCGAGGGCTGGTAAAGATACAGCTTCGGGCCTATGCGGCGATACGTGGGGCCGATGCCTTTGCGGCGCCAGTTCTGCAGGGTCTGGGCGCGAACCCCAAGATAGGCTGCAGCGTCTTTGGTTCGTAGATGTGTCGGCATCACACCACCTCCACCATTGCACTTTGAACCACTCTCCGCGCCCGCCTGATCCGCTGCGCCAGATCCCTGTTCACCGTCGCCCGGCGTCCCTCGCTGGCCAGATACCGCAGCCGCCGATCCACAAGCTCCATGCCCCCGTTGGCCTCGATCCACGCCTGCACGTTCCGCTTGTGCGCGCAGAAGAACAGGCAGCAGCCGTTCAGGCCCTCGCGAAGATAGACATCCACGAAGTCCTTGGGCTGGGGGCGGAAGGGGCGGCGTTCACCGGGCTTGGGCATTTGATGCCTCCCTGCGAGAGATAGTCGTGAGGTGCCACGTTCCGCAAATCGGGCAGCGGTATGGCGCTTGGCTGTAGTGGCCGCGGTCAGCGAAGGCGGCGGCCATCCACATCTTCTTGAAGGCGCGCTTAGCATCGCAATTCGCGATAGCGCGGGCGGTAACGATGAACATCTCACCCCTCCTTCCGCAGCGTGGCGAGCATGGCGCGGAGCATTTCGTGGACCTGCTCTTGACACTCTTGCCGGGTCAGATGGTCATGGAACATGCCTTCGTCCACGGCCGCTTGGAGCATCTCATCCCCCGGCTTCCCCAGCACATCCAGGACGGCGTCGAGAGCGGCGGTGGCGATCTCGGCAAGATCGTCTTGTGTATCGACCAGATCTCCGCCTGCTCTTTGGTGCGCCCGCAAAGCAGGTTTGTCTTTCGGCAGATCATCCAGCCGGATAACTGGGGTCATCAAACCCACCACGGCACGCGCCGTCGCCTCGATCGCTTCTTCGCGCTTGGTCATGCTGCGGCTCCGGGCAAGGTAGTATCGAAATGGCGAGCGATGGAGGCGAGCATCGCCTTGAATGCTTCATCGGACAGCACGAGCGAGCGATGGTCTATCGGATCGTCCAGCACACCGGCCTTTATCTGCCAACGGCCAGCCTCTCGGTCGCGATACACGCATACTTGGCGACCACTGCTGATCGTCACGGCATGGCCTGTGCCATTAAAGGACACGCGATCCATCACCCCACCTCCTTCATCGCCGCAATGACCCGCTCCACGTCCGCCACAGCAAGGCCGGTCTCGGTAGCGATGCGTTCGGCAATGGTGGGGGTGGGGCGGATGAGGCCAAGGATCGCAAGGCCGGAAACCCACAGATCTTCGGACGGCGCATATCTCGGCCACTTTGCCCGAACCTCCTCCTCCGTCATCCGCTTGACGGTCACGGTGTCTGGGTCATCCACCCCACCACAATCGCAAGGCCCCGGCCGCTCAGCCGGCGCGCACGACGTGGCGCATTCCATCGTGTGCAGCCTATGCCCCGAGCGGTATTTCCAGCCGTCCGCCTCAAGCTCGTAATCGGGCTGCTCAGGTCCCTGTAAATCAGCAGGGACCTCACCGCGGCGGCGGTAGTCGAGATTGTCGGTCATGCCACCGCCCCTTCCACCAGCAGCCGGCTCACCACCGGCCTGTCACAGCATCGCGCGCGCTTGGGAACGATCAGTTCCCGCCGCACAAAGCCCTTCGTCTCCAGCCTGCGGACGAGCCCGTAAGCCGTTGTTTTTCCACATCCCATGGCATGGCCAAGAGCCTCATAGCTGGGCGGGCGGCCCAAGCTGGAGGTGAGCGTGCGCAAGGCTGCCAGCGCTTGCGATTGACGATCGGTGAGCGTCATCATCCTATCCTATGCCACGGCCTGATCGGCCCAATCGGTGCCGACGATGGGGGGAAGCTCGACCGTCACCTCAATCGGGTCGGGTTGGCAGGCTACACGATGAGCCAGCGCGTAAGCCGCTGCCTGTCCGCCGAACTTGGGGTCGTTGTCCGCGAAGATGCGCAGCCGGCGCACGCCAAGCGGGGGCTGGAATTGCGCCAGATTGCCCGCACTAATGAGCGACCAGCACGTCACGCCGAAGTCGCGGCGGACGGCCAAGGCTGTCTCGATACCCTCGGCAATCGCCAGCTCGTCGCGGAAGCCACCCAAGCGGATGTGGGAGCCTGCCTCAAGCCGGCCCGGCATCAGCCGCCGCGGGCTCTCGATCACCGCCTTCCGTCCGTGCTGGAGATAGGTCCGGTGGAGGGTGTACGGCTCACCACTCGGTAGGCTGACCCGCGCCAGCATGGCCGGCAGGGCCTTGTGCGCCGGATCACGCGACACGGGGCAGGCGGGGGCGAACTGCAACGCCTTGGGCCACGGCCCCCGAAGCCCACGGCCGCACAGGTAGCGGTCCACCTCATCGCTGTCCGTGATCGGTCGGGAGGCATCCCACAGCTTGCGGACCATCTTGTCACGCTCGCTGGATGTAACCCGCTTCGGAGTAGCGCCAACCGGGATGCCGGGCAGCTTCTCGCGGATGGCTGCCACCGCTTCGATGAAGGACATGCCGGTCATCAGACGAACGAGGGCCACGCCATCGCCTCCGCCACATTGGCGGCAGTTGTAGACCCCCTCGCCATTCAGGTCGGTGAAGTCGAAACGGTCGGTCCCGCCACACTTGGGGCAGGGGCAGTTGCGCTTGCTCAGGGCGGGGACGGGCACGCCGAAGAGGGGGAGGATGCCACGCCACTTACCGCGGCACTCCTCCCGGATTTCGGGCCGGCTCATGCGGCATCTCCGAAAAGCTGGCCCTGACGCTGCGCATCCTCAATGCGGCGGCAGGCGATGTCGAAATAATCAACATCGCGCTCAATACCAATGAACGACCGTCCGTCGCGCACGCACGCTACGCCCGTAGTGCCCGAGCCCATAAAGGGATCAATTACCTCGCGCGCATTCGGCAGAAGCGAAATGCACCAGTTCATCAATCGATCCGGCTTCTGGGTCGGATGCTCTTTCCCGCCCATTTTATTGCAGCAGGAGAAGGCTTTCAGCGGGCGATCGGCGTTGGTCCAAGCGAGTTCCCCATCGGAGAAGTCACCGCCCATCATCTTGTCCCAATAGAGCCAACCGCGGCTCACAGGCAGATGATTGGTGAAATAGTTTCCACCCCAGACGATGAAGTCGTAGGCGCTGTTAAGCAGAAGGCCGAACGTCTCGCCATCCGGAGCGCTCTTGTCCCAGCCCTTCTTCGGCAGGATACGCGCACCGCCACCTTTCCGGCCGCGGAAACGGCCTCCATCCTCACCAATCCCATACGGCGGGTCTGTGATACAGGCTTGCACGCGATCGATCGTCGGCAGCACCTCACGACAATCGCCCAGATAGAGCGTGGCGTTGCCGATAACCTCGAGGCGGCTCATGCTGCTGCCTTCCGCTTAGCGAAGCGAATAGCCTTGGCCTTGATCCAGCCGAGGGTTTCCGGGCTCGGCTGGATCGGCTCCACGCCATGCTTGCGCGCAGGCCAGTGGCCGTACTTCTCGCGGACCATGTGAGCCGCCGCGTTGGGGTTGCGCCCCTTCTCCCGGCAGTGCCACAACGCCTCCGCGTAGAAGCGCTCCTTCTCGGCAGGCGAGGGGCCCGCCTTGCCCGGCCCGGCCTTGCCGTCACCGATGCGGACGAGGTTTCCAGCCCCTTCGGACAGATCGGACGAGGCCGGCGGGCAGTGGCGGCACTTGGGGCACTCGCGGGCCTTCGGAGGCTTCAGAAAATGACACTGCGGGCACTTCTTCGGCAGCGCCTCAGTATGCCCCTCGCCAGCGGATGCGGTGGTGGACTTCTCGCCTTTCGCGGCCTTGCACATCTCCGGGAAATCGATGTCGGTGGGCAGGCCCAGCCCCTTGCGCAACGTGTTGCCGGCGTGGTCGAGAAGGATGCAATCCTCCCACGGCGGGTTTTTCCGCAGGCCGCGACCGATCGCCTGCACCCACTTGATCGGGCTCTTGGTCGGGGCCGCGCTGATGACGCAGGACACGATCCAGTCGACGCCCTTGATGAGAGCCCCCACACTGGTCACGACGCGGATCCGCCCGGCGTCCAGCTCGCGCTTCACCGCGGCGCGCTGGTCGGCAGGCGTGTCGCCATCGATGTAGCCGCAGCCCACGCCGGCGTCGCGGAACCGCTGCTGGACGAGCTGCGCGTGCGCGCGATCGACGCAGAAGCAGAACGTCGGGCGGTTTTCGCCAAGCTGCTGCCACGTCTCCACGATGTCCGCGATCAGAACGTTGTCCTGCATCACCTGCGAAAGCTCGTCCTGCTGGTATTCGCCAGCCCGGGTGTGGACGCCCGTCAGGTCGGGAGCGCCAGGCGCGTAGGCCGTGATCGGCAGGATATAGCCCTCGTCAGTCAGCATCCGCATGGTGGCGGGCTGGAGAAGATCATCCCAGTGGATGCCGAGGCCCTTGGACCACGGGGTCGCGCTGAGCCCGACGAACGGCACCGCTGCCCAACCATCCGTCGCCATCAGGTCGAGCAGCCAGCGATCCTGCGAGTGCGCCTCGTCCACGATCACCAGATCGGCCGCCGGCATCACGTCGCGGCTGCGCAACGTCTGCACCGACGCGATCTGGACCGGCTTCGACCAGTCCTGCATCGGGTGGTTGCCCTGGATCACACCGATCTCGTCCAGACCCTCGCTCCAGAAGGCCTGCACCGTCTGATCGATCAGGCTGATGGCATCCACGATGAAGAGGACGCGCTTGCCCTTGGCACGGGCGTTGCGGGTGATGGTGGCGGCGATGACGGTCTTCCCGGCCCCTGTGGGCAACTGGAGCATCGGGCGTCGCTTCCCGGCGATGATCGATCCACGCAGCATCGTGATCGCGTTTTCCTGATGCGGTCGGAGCGTTTTGCGGTTGGCTTCGCGCACGTGTCTCTCCTCTATCAAGAGGTTAGAAAGGTAAGGACACTCACCCGACTGGACTGGACAAAGGACGATCAAACCCCCTCAAAATGAGGAGGTTGATCCGTCCCCGTCAGTCTCGACCACGCGCGCCGGCGGGCCTGCATCGGGAGAGCCTAGGACGGGTAAGTCGCCTGAGGCTTGGCTGCTGCTTGCGAGGCTATCTTCCGCCCCGTCGATCCCCGCTCAGCCTTTCGGACTCGGGTTGGCGCTGGTGATCGAAACCCCCCGGTAGCGCCTGTGCCCATCTCGCCCCGGTGCGTTCGCCCCGACGAGATGCCTTGCACGGAATATGGCCGCCTCAGGTCATGCCAGCCTCCAGCGAACGATGTCCCAGGCGCTGGTGCCCCACGGCCACGGCCGCCATCGAAGCTGATCGGCTCTGTGTGGCTTCGACACGTCCCCGCCCCGAAACCGGACGATCACCGTCGCTTCCGGGTCGCACGGGCACGGTCCCCCGTCGTGCTTGCGGATCACAGGACATGAACCACGACCTTCCCGCCGGGGACGGGTTCAGCGATGCGGTAGGTCGGCCGAAACAGGTTGTCGTCCACCCCCAGCGCGTCAGCGAGTCCGTCGCGTCCGGCCTTGAAGGCCCCGATCATGCCGTCATCATCACGGCGACGGCGATCAGGCGGATAGAAGGTGATGGCGAGCAGCACCGGCACATCGCCCGCAGCGACGCCAAGCCGAGATTCCTTAGCCAGTGCCCAGCAGTCATGCCGGTAGCGCTTCGTCGGCTCACGATAGGCGCTCCAGTGCTTCCGCCGTTTGAAGTTGGGCGACAGCTCTTTCGGCGGCCAGGGGAGATCCACGGACCCCATCACGCCGCCACCCCATATTGCGCAGCCAGCGCCCAGAGGTTGTTCGCAGGAAGCCCCGGCAGGCCGTCATGCCGCAGCCCGTAGCGGAGCGTCGCCACGAGCAGGCTGCGTGATCCTTCGATCGCAGACTGGACCGGATCGATCTTTGCCTTGCGAGGCGAAGCCGCGGTGTTCTGATCCATGTAGGCGTCCATCGCGGCGATATCCGCGACCGGAATATCGAGGCCGTCCCGCAGGCGCCTGCCGCTGTACGGAGCTAGCCCAGCCAGCCGGTACACGGTGCCGATCGCCTGCCCGGTCACCTCGCAATAATCGGCTAGACGCTCGCGCAGCCGGGCTGTCTCGTTGCTGTCGTAGGTGTCTCCATCGATCGCGGCGGTACTTTTGCCCGTCGCCACGATCGTGACCTGCTTGGCTGGGCCGAACGACCGGATACGGATGATGCCGGCCTTCTCCAGCCTACGATAAGCCCGAAGGCCGGCATTGGGAGAGGAGCAGCCGAACAGCGCTGCCAGCTTGGCATTGCTGGGTGCTGGCGCGCATGCGTTAACGGCCTCGGCCAGCAGCTTCATCGTGATCGTGTCACGCCTGCGGTTGACGCTATCAGCGCTCATGCCACAGCCCTCACGGCCCGGCCTTCCGCCACCGCGATCATCGCGTCCAACTTGGTCCGCGCGTCCCGCAATTCGCCGACGATCGGATGCAGCTCGCAGGCCATGGTGGCCACGCCCCCGGGGCTGTCAGGGCATTGCGTGCGGATCAGCAGGTGCAGAGCCTTGCTGATCTCCAGCGTGGCGTTGGTGATCGCGTCTTCCGCCATGAGAGGCACAGCCCGCGATCCGCCCAGCGCAAGGAACGGATCCAGCGCGGATGGCCCAAACTCGCGCTCGATATTGGCCAGCGTCACGCCGTTGAGGTCGGTCCGCTCGTTGCGGGCGTTGGCGATCGTGGGAGCCGAGCAGCCCAGCCGGTCAGCCAGATCGGGATCGTTGAGGCCATATTCAGCCTGCACGTCGCGGATGATCTTGGCGACGGCGGCGCGGTAAGCCTTTTGGGTCGGCCGCGGGATACGGGCCAAGACGTTGAGGCGCGTCATTGCGTATTTCCCGAATTATGAGGAACGGGGCCACCACGATCAGCGACAGCGCGCGACCAGTTCGGCAGTGCGGGGATCGCGACGGCTGCGAGCGGCGTGATGCGCTGCCAGCCGGCGATGCGGGTGGAGAGGGCGGGCATCAGGCGGCGGCCTGGATGTCAAAGAAGTCGTTCGGCGTGACGAGACCGCCGGTGACCTCCGCGATCTTTGGCATCGTCTCGCCATCTGGAATGCGCTGGCCCTTGGCGTACCGCTCAACCGTGCGGGCGTGGCCCACCCCGATCATCTCCGCGAAGGCGCGGTAGGTGAGCTGATGGCTCGCGAGGTAGGTATCCAGCTTCATGGCCGGCACTTTAGCCACAATGGCCAAACACCGTCAAGGGAATTGGCCAAGTGTGGCCAAGATCAGTTTGGCCGATTTGGCTACGCTGTCCCGATGGCTCTCAGAAACAACAAGATACGCGAATACCGAAAGCGGCGAGGCCTTACGTTAGAGGGGCTGGCCGCCTTGGTTGCCCATCCGACCCGGCCAGGCACAGAAGCAGATTTGACCACGATCCAGAAACTGGAGACCGGCAAGCGCAAGCTGACGGAGGAGTGGCGGGACGCGATAGCCAGCGCCCTAGACGTTGGCCCCGATGATTTGATGGAGGTTGCGTCAAAGGTGGTGCCTGTCCGCCGCGTTCCTCACGTCGGCAGGATCGCGGGGGGCAATTGGCGCGAGGCTGTGGAAGACGCCACTGAATTAGTGATGACCTCCAAGGGAGGCCCCAACACGTTTGCGTTGACCGTTGACGGCGATAGCATGGATAGGGTTGTCGCATCAGGCACGACGATTTTCATAGATCCTGATGACCGTGAACTACGCGATGGCAAATTCTACGCGTTCTATCGCGACGGTGGCGACACTACGTTTAAAAAGTTTCGCTCAAGCCCTTTGCGTCTTGAGCCATGCTCCTCCAACTCAGAACACAAGACAATTCTGGTTGGCGAAGGGGGGTTGATCACCCTCGGCCGCGTTGTGGGAGCCGAGCTTGATCTTTAGGGCCAGACAGGCGCTACCCATGCCAAGGCACTAAAGAAAACCTGACCGTATTGTAGGTCAACACGCGCTTCCCGCGCTGCGATGGCATCGCCAGTTGCCTCCTTTTCAGTTTCGCGTAGCGGCGCCATAGGCTTTTGTCCGAGCATGAACACGTAGCCCAACGGCCGCTCTCGCCCGCTAGCCCTGTCAGCCGACCTGATCACCCGCCGCTCGTAGCCCATCTCGTCCTCCGTCAGAACATAATGAGAACACAGCGAATCGATCACGGTCAATGGCCAATCTGGCCAAAAAAGTTCTTGCGTTCTTTGGCCAATGCGGCCAAAAAGCTCTCACCGGCATTCAGCCGGCTGGAGACACACAATGGCAACCGCCGCCGTCGCGCTCGATCAGAGCACGGCTTCCGAATATGATTTCGTCATCGGTCTGGATGCGTCCGGCTCGATGGCCTCGCCCTCCAAGCGCTACCCCGGCAAGACCCGGTGGCAGGAAGCGCAGGAGACCATCTTCGGCCTCGCTTCGATCCTCGGCCAGTACGACGCCGATGGCATCGACATCGTCGTCTTCGGCGGCAGTGTCGACGTGTTCGAGGGCGTCTCGGCAGACAAGGTGTCCGAGGTGTTCGCCAACCGTTCGCCGCGCGGATCGACCCCGCTGGCCGAAGCGATCCAGAAGATCGACGCGCTGAACGGCGACGGCAAGAAGGCCGTGGCGCTGATCTTTACCGATGGCGAGCCCGACGACAAGGCCGCGGCCGAAGCGGCAATCGTCGCGGCTGCGGGCAAACTGGAGAAGGACGAGGATTTCACGATCCTGTTCGTCCAGATCGGTGACGACGCCGGCGCCGCCAAGTTCCTGGCGCATCTGGATGACGGGCTGGCCTCGGCCAAGTTCGACATCGTGGACACCATCAGCGCCGCCGAGGCGGACAAGATGGAGCCGATCGACCTCATCAACAAGGCGATCAACGACTGACGAGATGGGCCGGCGGCTCGTCTCCGCCGGCCCCACCCTGGAGGGCACGATGGACAAGATAACAGACTTCCTGCGGACACTCCAAGCCCGAGATTACCTGATCGCAGGTGTCTCGTTCGTGATCGGCGTCCTCGTCGGCTGAGTTCCCCAGACTGCGGGTTCAACGACCCGCAGCGCGGATGAATTCAGCAAACCGCGCCTAGCGACAGCCCCGTCACTGACCGGGCCTAGCGGCGCTTCTGATGGAGTGGTGCGATGCGTGGTTACGCTGCGATCGGATTAATCAGACCGAAGAACCGCCACAACGAGGGCGGCATCATGCGAGCAGCTCATTGCTTCGGCGTCGGCTTGGTCATGATGCAGGGAGCGCGCTTCAAGCAGCAGGCGTCGAATGTCACCCGCGCCGAACGGCACATTCCGACGCTGCACGTCGAGGACATCTGTAAGTCCACGCCTTACAACTGCGAGAAGGTGGCAGTTGAGCTTGTCGAGGGCGCCCGCGATCTGCGCGATTTCGTGCATCCGGAACGCGCTCTCTACATTTTCGGCCCTGAGGATAGCTCGATCAATCCCGACATTGTGGCCCGGTGCCAGCATGTCGTCAGTATCCCGACGGCATTTTGCCTCAACCTTGCCGCAACGGTGAATGTCGTCCTCTACGACCGACTGCTGAAGCGTGGCCTTGCCAGCGATCGGATTGCGGCATGACCGCCCCCGCGACGATCGCCGAAGTGCTGGAGGTTGCCCGGCAGCAGCTTGAGAAGGCGGCAAACCAATTCGCTTTCTACGCCGAGGAGCATGCCAAGAAGGGCACGCCTGACGGTGACGCCAAGGGCGCGGTCAATCACCAGTGGGCACTTGCATGCGCCAAGGCTGACCACCTCGCCCGCGCCGCCCTCGCTCGGGAGCAGGGCGCATGAAGCACGCTCACACCTTCACCGAGGACCGCTGCCCCGAATGCTCCGGCCGCGGCTGGTTCTACAGCGACACCGGTCCTGACGACACGACCTGGGACTGCCCCGAGTGCGATGGCACCGGTGAGTACGTCTGGGCTGGGCTGGTGCCGGCGAACCCGATGCTGCCGGTCGGGATGGGGAGGCTGGTGGCATGACCCCGCTCGTCCAACAGCCGGGCGGGGCGACGATCCTGCCTTTCCGCCAGCCCAGCATCCGCGATCTGGTGTTCGACCTTCAGGCCGCACAGGGCCGCGAAATCGCCGCTTACGCTGCTGACGATCTGCTGACGCCCGGCGGGCAGGATCGCATCACCGACGCGGAAAACGCCGCGGCCGAACTGCGCCGCCAGATCGTCGCCCGGGTACAATCCGCGATCGGCGTCTCCTACTCTCAGCTTAGCGAGGTGCTGTCGTGAGCATCCACACCGACATGGCCTATTCGCAGGCGGCCAAGCGCCGGGCTTTCGAGCGCCGCGCCTCGCGGATGCCGATGGCCTGCGAGAAGATGGACCTGTTCGCCGCGTCTATCGCCGGGCGGATCCTCGCCTACGGTAGCACCGGGATCGTGGTGATCGTGCTTGGCACGCTGACCGTGATGGGGTGGTGGTGATGGATGACGCCACCTTCCGCGCGTCCGTCGTAGGCGCCTCCGAGGTGCCGGCGCTGTTCGACGCATCGCCATGGCTGACCCGCTTCGAATTGTTCCATCGCAAGCGCGGCACGATCTCCACGCCGCAATTCAACGAGGTCGTGGACGGTATCCCGGCTGACATGCGGATCTTCTGCGGCGTCATGCTCGAGCGGACGGTGATCGACATCGCCTGTAAGCTGTGGGGCTATGAGAAGGCGGAAACGCCTGGGCGGCTCGACAATGGGGTAGGGCTGGGCGGCCATCCGGATCAGCTCGTCATTTGCCCCGAGCGCGGCCCCGGCGTGCTGGAAGTCAAGACGACTGATTGGCTACAGGCCAAGCGGTGGGGCGATGAGCCGCCGCTGCACTATCAGCTTCAGGCCCAGACCTATGCTGGCCTCGCCAGGGTGGGTTGGTGCGACATCATCACGCTGGTTGGCGGCAATGACCCACGCCGCTTCAAGATGGAGGCGCGCCCGGCGCTGTTCGAGAAGATCGAGGCCCGCGTCGCTGCCTTCTGGGCTGACGTGCGCGCCGGGGTCGAGCCGAAGCCCGACTACAGCCGCGATGGTGCCGCACTGATCGAGGCGCTGGGCCAGCCTACGGACGAGCTGGCGGACCTGCGCACCGACATGGATGCCGAGCAGGACGCGCTCGACTTCACGGCCGCCAAGGCCGCGCGGGATGCTGCCGTGGCGCAGATGGAGGCCGCCAAGTGCCGCCTCATCGAGCGGATCGGAACGGCTGGGACGGCGCTGCTGCCGGGGCATCGGATCGGCGCGGCCATGACCAAAGGCACGCCGGATCGCGAGGCTGCGGCCGGGGAAATCATCAAGGGGCGCAAGAGCTACCGGCGCTTCGATTTGAAGGAGACAGCGGCATGACACTGAGCCTTTGGCTCGTCCGGCGCACGGATGAGGTCGGATACGATGAATACGACGCCTGTGTCGTCGTGGCTGCTTCCGAGATCGAGGCGCTGAACAGCGGCCCGATCGCCGGATGGCCGAAAACCACAGCTGAAATCGTGGGCGTAGCCCTTCCTGGGGCTGTCTCCGGGACCACCATTCTCGACAGCTTCAACGCAGGATAAAGACCATGGCCACGCAACTCGCCGAGCGCCGCGAAAACCCGCTCGTCGTCATCCGCCAAAGCCTCGAGCGCATGGCGCCGGAGTTCAAGGCCGCGCTGCCGGCCCATGTCACGGTGGAGCGCTTCACCCGCGTCGCGCAGACCGCGATCCAGAACAACCCGGACCTGCTGAATGTCGATCGCAAAAGCCTGTTCGGCGCCATCGTTCGCCTGGCGCAGGACGGCTTGCTGCCGGACGGCCGCGAAGCCGCGATCGTCAAGTTCGGCGATAAGGCGCAGGCCATGCCGATGATCGCCGGCATCCTCAAGAAGGTCCGGCAGTCCGGTGAGGTCGCCTACGTCTCCGCGCAGGTCGTCTACGAACTGGACGAGTTCGTGTGGACGCTCGGCTTCGATGAGACGGTGACGCACAACCCGCCGCGGCTGGATCAACCTCGCGGCAGGCCGATTGGCGCTTACGCCACCGCGGTCCTGAAGGATGGTTCGCGCCTGCTCGAGGTAATGAGCCTGGACGAGATCGAGAAAGTCCGCAGTGTCAGCCGCTCCAAGAGCAATGGTCCCTGGGTCCAGTGGTTCGGGGAGATGGCACGCAAGACTGTGATGCGCCGGCTGTCGAAGCGTCTGCCGATGAGCAGCGATCTGGACGAGGGTTTTGATCGCGACGAGACGATGGCGCCCGCTACAGCAGCGCCGATCGTGCAGGCCGTGGAAGCCCAGCCGTTGAGCCGCCTGGATGCGCTCGAGGCGACGATCGACCACGAGGAAGGACCAGCCGACGAGCAGCGCGGCGAAGTTCACTCCGACGCGGATGCAGCGCAATGACCCCCACCACCATCCGCCGCGAGCGAGCCGAGGCCCGCTTTGCCAAGGCGATCATCCACATCCACATCGCCGGGCTTCGTGCGCGCACCACCGCCACCGCCCGCATTGCCGAGATCAAGGGAGGGCAATCGTGAGCATGGATTTCACGCCGGGCCGGTATGCCATCGTGCCGGGCTATGATGGCCCGATCACTCCATCGTTCATCTGCATCGAGCAGGAGACGCCAAAGCTTCTGAAATTCAAACGATACCGAGACATTCTCGGGCAGGTGCCTAAAGATAGCGTGATGGCAACCGTCGCGACGGTTGCTGAGGCGGATCGGCTCGTCAACACGATTGCCGGCATTCGAGGTGAGCGCGATCGCCGCATCCAAGCAGCGCGCGTAGCCGCCAATGACGCCTTGGTGAAGCTCTTGGTCAAGGAGCCCACCGCATGACCGACACCCCCAACCATCCGCCCGCGCGTGACGCTGTGGTGGTGAATATCTACACCATCGGGCAGTCGTCGCCGCAATTCTCGTGGGAGGATCGATTCGCGATCAGCGAGGACGAAATCACGGCAGCCCTTGGTGCGCGCGTGCCGGGTGGCGCATCCGTCTATGCGTGGCTCCCCATGGTGGACGGAACCACCATCCATGAAACAGCGCGAGACGTGATGCGATCGGCTCTCGCCGCCGCGGCCCGCCAGCGCCAGCTTGGCGAAGAACGCGGGCGGGTTCGATCGGCTCTGGCGGCAATGACTGCCGCTGACGAGGCGATGGGCCTGCCTGACGATGGGCTGGATGAAGCGGTAGCGGCTGTTGCTGCTGTCCGTGCGTCTGCCACCCTCTCCGCCCATTCTCCCGACGCCGGCAAAATGGTCGCGGCGGGGGAGGTGGAGCGGATCGTTGCTGCAATCGAGGCCGATCTAGAACGGCAGGCTTCGGTGCAGAACGGATGCGAATACATGCTGGCAGACGAATGCGGCGTGGCATCGGCCCAAATGAATATTGTGGTGGCCGAGCTTGCATCCGCTATCCTCGCCGCCCTCCCATCCACCCCGCCGGCTGCGGACGCGGGCTTGGTAGCCAAGCTCGAAAGCTACCGGCTGAAGGACGGCTATGTCCCCGCCTACATCGCCGGCAACAATCGGCTGATCGACACACTTCTCGCAGCCCTCGCGACCAGCGGGAAGGACGAAGGATGAGCGCGATGCTGGAAAGCCGTAGAACGCATGGCGCGTATCGCACGGAGAGCGAGGCTCGACAGGGCGCACGTGATCTCAACCATCTGACGAATGGCACGCCTTGGGGTTGGACGATGCTGCTGGGCCGCAAGATGGGCGCCTACGTGATCTACTCCGTGCCGACTGATCTGCTGAAGGACCCCACGCGATGACCGAGGATGTGACGATGGCTGCGCTGCAAGAGGCGGCCGATGCGTGGGCCGCTTTCGTGGCGGCGCGCGGCAGGATGAACGCGGCGGTTCCCGACTATTTCAACGGCGGTGCATCGCGTGCCGAAATTGCCATCTATGACGAGCGCTACAAGGCGGATGCAGAAGCGCAGCGGGAGCATCACGCTACCGCTATCCGGCTCGCACATCACGCCCGCGATATTATGGCCCGCCTCGCCGCAGCCGAAACCGCGCTGGAGGAGGCGAGGCGGGCGGCAATACGGGCGGCGCTCTGTCTCTCTGGATTTATCGGTGAAGGCATCTGCATCGATGACCATGAAGATCCCGAGACGGCATGGTCGCGAGTAGCCGAAGCGGTTGGCTGTCCGCATGGGGATGATGACGATCTCCGCGCCGCCCTCACCACCCCCGTCCAGCGCCAGCCGGACGACTGGCAAGCCCGCGCCTTGGCCGCAGAAGCCGCGCTGGCCGCCTATCCAATCGTGGACGTGGACGAAACTGGCAAGGGCTACCCGACGAACACGCGCCGGATCACGCCAACCGAGGTGCAGGCGCTGATTGATCGCCGGGTGGAGGTGCGAGGGGAGGCGATCGAGGAAGCGCGAAACCTTATTGAAAGCATCGCTCGACCTTTTCCTCTTAAATGCGATTGGGAAAATAAGGCCCGCTCATGCCAAGCTGTAGCGGCGCAAGCTCTCGCCATCCTCGCCTCCCTCAAGGATCAGGAGGTGAGCCGTGGGTGAGCGCAAGATGGAATGCACTGTCCGCGACGATCGTTTCGTGGAGCCGTGCCAATCGCTGGACGAGAACACGCAGAACCCTGCGGCTGCCTTCAGCACCGCTAAAGGTATTACTCGCTGGGCCTACACCGACATGACGACGAGCAAGCCTTCGCGGACGTTCTTCGGCGTTAAAAGCAAGGCTCATCCGAAAGGCTTCCTGTTCAATCACTGTCCGTTTTGCGGCGTCGATATCAGCGCGCCCTTTGTCGGGCCTGACAAGGACACCACCCATGACCGATAACCTCGAAGCCGAAGCGCGGCGCGTGGCGGCTGGGCTGACGAAGGCGCAAGCCCGCGTCCTGAAACAGGCAGACACGTCGCCCGGTTTTCATAAGGCTCCGCAAGACGGCTGTCACCGCCGCGCTGGCGGCGTCATGTCATCAATGCGGCACATCGGCTTAGTCGAACGTGGTTCGATGGGCCGCAATTTCACCGTTTGGGGCTACCGCCTCACCACCTTGGGCCTCGCAGTCAAGCGCGTGCTGGAGGCTGGGCTATGATCCCCACCATCCTCCTAGCCGCGGCGCTGTCGGGCTGCACTGTGACCGATGGTGATACCATCCGATGCCGTGACGAGCGCATCCGCCTGCTTGGTATCGATGCGCCAGAGCTGGCCGGCCACTGCCGCCGCGGTCGCGTCTGTGCGCCGGGCGATAGCCAGGCCAGCAAGCGCAACCTGCAAGAGATGCTTGCAGGTTCGCCCCTCGCGATCGAGCGCATCGGCCGCGATCGCTACGGCCGCACGCTAGCCACCGTCTCTGCCGGCAGCGTCGATCTGTCCTGCGCGCAGCTTCGGGCTGGGCAGGCGATCTACAAGCCCCGCTGGGACAACGGTGGACGGGTGCGGGCGATCTGTCCGGGGGTGGCGCGGTGATGCGCGTCCTCGTCGCCTGCGAATGCACCGGCGCCGTCCGCGATGCTTTTCTGGCCGCCGGCGCGGATGCGTGGTCGTGCGATCTGAAGCCGACCGAGGCACCCGGACCGCACATCCAAGGCGATGCCCTGAAGGTGCTTCGGTGGGGCTGGGATCTGATGATCTGCCACCCGGAGTGCCGCTACCTGTCCAGCAGCGGCCTGTTCCGCAACATCGGAAACCCGGAGCGGCAACGCTTGTCGGATGAGGCGGTCGCGTTTGCCCGGGCGCTGTGGGAGGCGCCGATCCCGTTCATCGCGCTGGAAAACCCGGTCGGGCGCCTCGGCACCGAGTTCGGCCGCGCGCAGCAGACGGTGCAGCCCTACCAGTTCGGTCACGATGCCAGCAAGCGCACGTGCCTATGGTTGCGTGGCCTGCCGCCCTTGTCGATCGATCCTGCCGATCGCGTGGCCGGGCGGCAGGTCGCCCAGATCGACGGCAAGTGGGTAGCCTATGTGGGCGTCGGCAAGCCCGTCGAGCGCTGGGCGAACCAGACTGACAGCGGCCAGAACCGGCTACCGCCCTCCGCTGATCGGTCAGCCAAGCGGGCCGCAACCTATCCCAACATCGCTCGCGAGATGGCGCGGCAATGGCTGCCGGCTGTCTCCGGCCAGCTCAGGCTCGCAGCATGAAGCCCCTCCGCACCCTAGACCGCGCCACCCGCCGCGCGCGCCTCATCGCGGCCCGGCCGTATCCGATAGGCGGCATCGTGCGCCGGGGGATCATCGGCGGGCAGTTCGATGGTGGAGCGATCATGGCCGCCGCGGCGCGGACCAACGACATTCGGGAGGACGATCATGTTTGACCTAACACGCAAAGCAAAGGCGATCGTGCGCATCCTTCTGGGCGAAGTGTCCGCTTATGCTCCACCGCATCTGCGCAAGCTAGCAGCAGACGCGCTAGACGATCGCGATCTCGGTCGATGGGGCCGATGGGCCGTCGCGTTGTCGGCCAAGACTTACGCCGATTTCAGTAAGCGCAATGTGGCCGATATTATTTCGATGCACGGCGTCATTTCGCTGGCCTCGCTACTTCACGACTCTGGAAGCGTCAAAGGCACATTCGAAGTTATCGGCGCATCGTGGCCGGCAATGCCGGATGCCACCGGCGGTGATTGGCGGGTCACGATCGAGCGCATCGACATTCGGGAGGACATCTGATGGCCAAGCGAGATGAATTGCTGGCGATGGCGGAGCGGTGCGAGAAAGCGGAGGGGGCGGATCGGGAGATTGACGAAATAATCGCGGCGGCTTTGAGTGATGCTGTTCGCGAGGTTCAGTCAGACGGGCGATCTGCTTACTATCATCGTTCTGGATCGCCATGGATGTGTGTAGCCGTCCCCAATCCTGGCTACACAGCCTCGCTCGACGCCGCGATGACGCTGGTGCCGGAGGGGTGGAGGCTCGCCAATTTGGCGGAGTGGATAGGCTGGATCATGCGCGAAAAGGGAGCGTGGCGGGTTGCCTTAACAGGGCTCACGCCTTCTCGCAGTCGGATTGAAGTTGAACACGCCGCCACCCCCGCACTAGCCCTCTGCGCCGCCGCCCTGCGCGCCCGCGCGGCGATGGAGGTGGAGTGATGGGTGCCGTCAATCAAATCCGCGCGAAGGCCTATCCTGGCAAGGTCGCCATCAAGCACGCCATCGCGGCGGCGCGCGAGATCGGGCTCGACGTGGCGGGCTTCAAGATCGGCCCGGACGGGTCAATCGAGATCACGGAGCGGGCGGCACCGAGGCCCTCATCGAAGCTCGATGAGGAATACGAGCGCATGATGGCCGCCGGCCTGCTGTGATCGACGGTCTGCACTACGTCCGGGCGGTGCGGAAGGGCAAGCCGGTGCGCTGGTATGTCTACGCATGGCGGGGTGGCCCGTGCATCCTGAAGGCGATCAGCCCGACAAAGCCCCGGCTCGGCAAAGATGATCTCGAGCGCCTGAGCGCCGCGCTGGCGGCCCGCGAGGCGGTGGATACCACCTCTCTATTGTCGCTGATCCGCGAATGGCGGTCCGAGGTGCCGACACGCCGGTCTAGCCCGGAGTGGGAAGCGCTGTCAGCGGGCACGAAGAAAACGTGGGGATCGCAGCTAAAGGCAATTGAGGCCCGGTGGGGGCAAACCTCCGTCGCCGTCTGGTCGCACCCCCGCATGGTGGCGCATGTCGTCGCCTGGCGGGATAGCCGTTCCGCCACCCCTCGGGGCGCGGATATCGGCATCACCGTCCTGCGCGCGCTGCTGGAGTTCGGTCGCCTGCGTGGCCGCGTTTCCATCAACGTCGCTGACGGCATTCCTGCGCTCTACAAGAACGGGCAGCGGGCGGAGATTGTCTGGACCCCGGACGAGATCGATCGC